TTTAGTATTTATCGCTTTACTCCAAGATCCCTTATCACCAAACAATTCATCACAAATTGCTTTGTATGGCGCAGTGTAAACATCTTCTTTTTCTTCTTTAGTGCCAGGAATGAATCCCATGTCACGCGTGGGAACCATAGATCTAATTACGATTAACCTATCCTGTAATGTTTCAGCATCAAGAATACATTCAAGTCCGAGATACATTCCCATAAAAGTTTTACCTGTTCCGGCAGATCCAGTAAGTATTAGATTATCACCTTCATCCCAACTTTCATAAGCTCTTGCTTGATTGTTAGTAAGAGGTTCATATTCCAATAGATCATCGATTCTAACCTGCATAGTTCGGTGCGGCTTTGCCATTTTACGAGTCTTCATAATTTAATTGTGTTTCCTCTTCCCGAGCCCTTTTTGATTTCACCTAGATGATCTTTCCAAGCATTATCGGTTTTGTTAATCATATTTCCTGTACTAGTAACAAAATTTGGCGTGGAGAGACATTGCTCTAACTTATATTCTTCGCACATTTCTTGTAATTCTTTATAAGAACATCGTACTTCCCAAGAATTACTATCTTCTATGTCACTGCGCTTTACTCGATAAATCGGCATTATGAATTCCTCACTTTTTTCTGCGTGATGCTATAGACTCAGCAGTTTTTTTCCACTTTGACCAAGCTTCATCAACATTGTATCTATACATCACATTCCATTGCTTAGACATATTAGACCAAAGTTGGATGTGTTTTATTTCGGCCTTATTAGAAAGGCAAACGAGTCTAAGCATAGTGTCACCTATGTTGACATTTTCAAGAATGTCGTAGTCTCGTTGAAAGAACCCAGCGTCCTCGGCGGTGCGTTTTTCTTTTTTACCTTTGACCATATTTATCCCTTAATGATTCTAATCCACCTTGCACTCTAGATGGATAATCTCCAATAAAAGTGCCAGCAGTGAGTGTATCTATCGATAGGTAATCTTTATGAAAGTGGTGAATATTCATCCAATCGTCAAGCATAACTTTAGACATATTATCAAAAAACGCATCAGACAATATTGGATTATCTTCGACATAATAAGCATATGATGCCATAAGATACCATGGCACCATCATACTAATGTTTTTGTCAAACAAAGATTGAGCTTGAGTATCAAGCATAAGCATTGATGAAGTTTTCACCAGCTAATGTGACGTATGCATAACCGTCTGATGGGCTAATGTGACGAGAAATAAAACCAGCATCAATAAGCTGCTCCATTTTAGCACAATATGTTGCATATGATTTAGAGAAACCAGAAAGATCTGTACCAAAGTTGCTAACGTGAATCGGCTTACGTACGCCATGTTTTGCTTCAGAAGCAACTGCGTTTTCAAGGATTTCACGCTGGATTTTTACGAGCTTTTTCATTTTGATCTCTTTCTTGTTATCTTGTTTCTATAACCAGAATAATACATTTGAGAAGTCTTGTACACACTTATTTTCACTTATTTTCACTTTTTTTGCATTTAAGCGGCAATAATATTAAACCATTGTGGAATAGAACGCTTTGACCATACCATATTAAAACGATCTTGTTTAGTCTGATAGTATTCTTTATAAGATCGAACAGGATCACCCTCATACATACATTGTGGTTCATGTTGCATAGCAAGAGGAAAGTCTGTATATAGGTTAGACCATTTAATACCGCTAGGTGGTTTACTTAGCATATCACGTAGCTTAGTCTCTGTGGCATGGATTTTACCATAACGATGTGTGTATTCTTCGCACAGCGCCACAAAATGTTTATAATGCCATTCGTAATTAGCATTTGTCTGCATAGTCCATACAGTACACGGGTGACCATGATGTACTGCTTTATATAGTAATTCTTCGTGTGAATGCTTTGGATGGACCCAGTAATTAGACATGCGTTTGCCTGATTTCGATGGGCGTTTTTCCACGTAGCCGTCAAGCATACGGTGTGCAGTAGATAGCATTTGTGCTGACTCTACAATCATTTTTACAACATGTTTGTCACATTGTAGTTGTGCCGCTTTTACTGGGCAAGTATCTAGTATAAAGATATTCATGTATTATCCCCTCCAACAGAGTACACTCTTATTATACCACGTTGGAGGGAAATGTAAACCCCTTATTAAGTTAAAGATTGATTAATGCGACTGTCAAGATAGACTTGTTTTGCTAAGATCTTTTGGTAAAGAACATCCTTGCCACGTTGTTTGAGCTTTTCTGCATATTCACGTAGCTCAGTGGAATCTTGGATCAAGCGGTCTAATTGAATTTTTGACATTCATATTTCCTTAATTTACTTAAAGTTTATAATATCACTTTCTCATAACGAATCTTTCAACAACCCTGGAAAAGCTTCTTCCACGGCGGGTCGTGAAATTCCTTTAGGTGCTCGCTTGTTCGTCATATCAACGACAAGCTGGGCATCCTTTGGATGAATTCCTTCGATGATTTCAAAGAAAATTCTCTCTCTTTTATATGCAGGCATAGCATCATGTTGCGTACCCTTTACAAAGTATACAAAACGCTTATGCTCTTTAATTAAATTTTTTGGTGCGCTATGATCCTCTCCTGGCGTGTATGGTGGATCGCCAGGGGGTAACGCAAACTCTACGGTAGAATCCATAGATCCTCGTAGTATGTCTTTAAGTGCCCAAGTTTCGTTTGCTTGTAGTACAGCAACAACTTCGGCTTTCGATCTTTTTCTTCGTGCTTCGTCTAGCACTTCATGAATCATTTTAGGGTAGCTATCAGCCATCTTTTCACCTCACTATGTTTTTATTTATACTTTTACTTTTACGTGTTTTGAATGTATTTTACATCCTATGAACTCGTTATAGTAATCATCACTAAGTAATACATCATATTGAAACTGTAGCTTTGCTTCATAGTATGAGCATTCACCTTTACTTATGCATAATCTTAGTATCTCTTTATGGTAGTTGTCTATACCCTTTTGCTCAATGAGCTTCTGTACGGCCACGCTGGAGCCCGTGTATGTGTACCAGTCAGACATAACGCGAGTCTTTACCCGCCTCTTCCTTGTCTTAGTAACGGGTAAGATTTTCGGTTTCCAGAAGAATTTCTTACCGATGTATTTTTTACCGGTATCTAACTCGGTAATGCAATAGACAAAGCCCTGATAATCCTTAAGATCATCAGGGCCAAGCTCAAAGTTTTTGTTTTCATATAACCACATAAGGCTATCTATACTAGTATTCGTCTGAGTCCATTTCTATAGCATTAGTAGTATTACCACAAAATGGACAATAGTCTGGTGCCATACCAGACTCACTTTCGACTTCACAATCTTCATCACAAAAACTACATTCAATTTCGTACTTACTCATTAATTATGCCTCACAGCTCGCGCAGTTCATGATGTCCCGTACCAACTCTTGAGCTGGATTAGCAGAACGTTGATAGTAAAAGGTCTTGACTCCAAGTTTCCAACCTTCGATGATAAGAGCATTCACGTCTTTTGCCGATACTTCTGGATGTATCATAATATTTAATGATTGCGCTTGGTCTATATATTTCTGTCTGGCAGCAGCTTGTTGGACAATAACCAGTGGTGTGATTTCGCTAAATGTTTTAAACACGCTTTTTTCGTGCTCAGTTAAGAAATCAAGATGCTGTACAGATCCACCGCGCTTTAGTATTGTTAGCCAAGTATCTTCGTCATCTCTGCCATATGTTTCTAATACAGTTTTTAGATATGGGTTTCGATAAGTAAACTTACCTTTGGCCAGATCCTTTGTAAAGTAGTTAGATGCCAGTGGTTCGATAGATGGGCTAACTTGTCCTAAAATGAAGCTGGATGATGTCGTAGGAGCCACAGCAGTCCGCGTGAGGTTACGTTGTCCATAACCTAACATTCCAACAGGCTCTCCATATTCAATCGCTAATTCCTTAGAAGCTTCTAAGGATTTCTCATCGATGAATTTAGAAACCTTTGTTGCGGTCATATGTGCTTCAAATGATTCGAATGGAATAGATTTCGACTGCAAATAAGAATGCCAGCCAAGTTGACCTAAACCGAGAGCTCGCCACTTCATAGCAAAGTTACGGGCCGAATCCATGAACTTGATGCCATCAGTCTTCTCAATATACTCTTCCATAACAGCATCAAGAAACCAAATCATAGTTTCGACAGCATCAGTTTCCATCCACTCGTCTGCAGTTAGAAGATTCATTGATGCTAGGTTACATACAAATGATTCTTCTTCATTAGCAGGCAGACATATCTCTGAGCATAAATTAGATGCCCAAATATTGATGCCCTCATCTTTAAGAACTTGTGGCTTGTTATTGTTTACTGTATCCTTAAAGAACAAGTAAGGATAACCACTCTCACGGCGCTTGCGAAGTATGCGAGCCCACACAGTGCGCTTATCATTATCTCCTTCAATCATATCCTGCATCCACTCATCACCAATCGTGACGCCAAGACTTAGGTTTATAATAGAAGAACCTTCTTCACGCGCATCTAGAAATTCCATAATGTCAGGTGATTCTACATCAAGATATGCAGCAAATGAACCACGGCGGACATTGCCTTGTGCAACAACATCTACAGTAGTTTCAGTTAAGTTCATAAAGTGTACAGGACCGTCTGCTGTACCACCAGATTTAATAGGCGTACCACGTGGACGCAAAGCACCAAAGTAACCAGAAGTTCCGGCACCCATTTTAGTTTGCATGCCAACTTCTGCTACTTTCGTTAGAATAGATTCCATATCATCATTAATGAATACACCATTACATGAGATAGGTAATCCCTTCTTAGTTCCAAAGTTTGACCATACCGGAGACGATAAGCTATAAAACCCTCGACTCATATAGTCATAAAACTTATCGGCAAAACCTTCTTTATCCAAGATGGTTTCTGCTGTCTGTGCAATACCCCGCACACGTTCCTCGGCGGTCATGTTACCGTCGATATATCCACGACTTAGGAAGAGTCGTGAATCGTCATTGAGCCAATCAAATGCCATCATATACTCCTTTAAAATAAATCATCTACGCTAATGCCTTTTCCTTTAGCGTATTCAACAGGCCGCTTCTGAAAGAAGTCTGTCATGTTTGCGCCATACAATTCTTCATCAAACCAAAACGTTTCGTCTGATAAGGCTTTGTCATACACAATTTCACTACTATCAAATCCAATTGAATCAATTGATTCTGCCATACGTTTAGCGATAAAGGCCTTAAGAATATCAGCACTTAGACCTGGAGCAGAATATCCGTCCATAATCCAATCAATTACCTTGCTCTCTGCCTTTAATGCTTCGATGCACTCTTCTTGTACACGGGCCTGTAGTTCTTCATCAAATAATTCTGGATACTCTTCACGTAGCGTCTGGATCAGCTTGATGCCTACCTGAGCATGAAGCATCTCTTCGTTACGTGTATATTGTACCTGTTGAGCACAATCTTTCATTACTGCTTTATTACGATTAAGGTGCATAATGATATAGAATTGGCTAAATAGAGATACGTTTTCAACAAACAATGTAAATAGCATAATAGAATAGATATATTGTTTTTTGTCATCCGCATATACTTTTTGATTGTATTTACGTAAATAATCAACACGCCCCTTAATCACATCAACGTTTAAGTTCTCTTCAAATACGTGTGTGAGATGCAATACATCTAGGATTTTTTCATAGGCCATGTTGTGAATGACTTCTGAATTGGCCATAGCGTAGCCAAGATCCTTGATTGATGGATGTGGCAAATGATTTCCAATATCTGCCCAAAACGATTTTACTGCTATTTCAATTTGACCAATTGCGCTCATAGTCTTAACAACAACTTCTTGCTCGGCTGGAGTCAAATCTGTTTTAAACTGCGAGTAGTCTGACCGAAAATTAAATTCATCCGGCGTCCAAAACCCCTTCCAAATTGCTTCGATGAACTGCTTCGTCCATGGATACAAATCGGGTTTTCGTGCAATTTGTTCTTCAAATAGCATTCGTATCTCCAAAATTTTTGTGATTTCTTTTTACATATGGTGTATTATATATTAGAAATAATACTTCGTACATCGAATAATAGCTAATATGTCACAACATATTTTATATTTTATTCGTCTAATTGTGTAATAGATTTTTCATAGTACGCAATGATTTCTTTTTGCTGTAGGACATACCTACGCAAATCATTAATACCTATCGCAAGGTTTTCATAGCCCTTTGGCGTAATAGCAATAAATGCCGGAACACCGCCTTCGGCTTCAACACGAGTAATAAACTCATCAAGATTATCTTCATTAACTACAAACCATTCAACGTCCGGCATATCAACCGGTTTCGGTGGTTCTTGTAATGCAATATTTGGTTTGACGTATTCAGTCTGAGTTACTATCTCCGGGATCAGCATCCCCGACAGGCAACCGCTCAGCGTCATCGCTAGGGTCAGTAGGAGTAGTATCTTCCAAAATTTGTTTAATGAGTCTGTCAACACCACGGTTTATCCTTTTTTCTAAATCAGCCGGGTCAGCAAGCGCTTCCCGTGTAATATCAATTTCACTAAACCGCTTTCTAAGTCTGCTCAAACCTGCTTCAGATTTTTGCAATGCTTTTTGCAGTTCTCTGTTATTAGCTTCTTGCTGTTCAGCTTCTTTTTCTAATGTATCTATAGTATCATTTAATGTATCAGCTGCATTTTGAAGTACAAGATTATTGGCGCTCAGAGTAGCAATCTTCTCCTGGGTATCCTCATAATACCATTTAGCTCCATAAACAACAGAACCCATAGTACCTATAACAAATAAAAAGATATAAATTCTAATCATCAATATACTTTCTAAACCTCTTTAGAAGTTTTGGTTGCCTGTGTGGCCCGCGTCTCCTGTCGACTACTACAATACCCTGGGGATTTGATCCGGCACCTGCAACTGAAGTTGTAGCAGTACCAGGGGCTTCTTCCACTTTAAATTTCTTATCAGGAGTGCTAAAGTTCTTTTTGCGCATAATAGTTTTTGCGTACATCTCTAACTCCTTCTTCTTTGGATTCCAATTAAGTACAAACGGAATATTAACATCAGATGCCAAATCGCTCATGACGCCTTCTGCATCATCGCCCATTTTAGCAATAGGTTTACCCCATTTTATATATTCTTTTTTAAACAAAACTGCTAACTCTTTAACAGTAATTTGTTGCTTATTACGGATATCATTTACCCGATCTAAGAAATGCTTAGTGAATTCTACGTCCATGCCTATTCTAGCAAAGACTTTATCTAAAACCTTTTCTAGTGCATTCAGCTGAAGCTTAGTGACTTTATCTTCGTTTAGCTTATAATCTACAGATTCATACCTAAACATATTTGAATAGTCAGCAACCTTTTTCCCTTGGTTATTCCATTGTCCCATTTTCATAGCTTGCTCTTTAGCATAAGCCTTCGGACTATATGTTTCGTGCCATTCAAACTCTCTTGTGCGTTTATCCCACTCCATAACTTTCCACTCACCTCGGTGGCGTTCATTATGATCAAGTTGCTTTTCAACCATAAATCTCCGGCCGGTAGGAAACTTAATTTCCTGCTCGCCGTTTGGTCCAGCTCTTTTCCATTTAGGGATAACAGTCATGCTACTTAACCAACTCCATAGAAGATACATATATCTCTTGATTTGTGTTTATATGTGTGGCTTTGTAAATATCAATGCCGTTAATATTTCCAACTGGGAATGAATGTTCTAATATACGAATCTTATCATTACGTCTGACTACTTCTTCACATGTCAGATTTATAGCTTTATCAGTAACAACCCGGTACGTTCCTGGTGATAGCTGTTTGCCTTCTAACATAAACCACTGACTTTGCTCAAATAATTCTATACTATTATCTTTGTTAGACTCTATAATTATCTTATTAATACTGGAATCTGATAGCTCAAACTTCTCTTTAAGTAAAAATAAGGCTGAAGCGTATGAACCGATTTTACCGCCTGGGATAAGTTTCTTAATGTTAAACACCATCCGCATGAACGGTGTCATGGCATCTCGCTCTTCGGACGTTTTGGATTTTCTTAATCTCTTACCGTTTTCATCAATAAGACCAAGCTCAAAGGCTTTAGTCTTGTTAAACGGCGTAACAAGCAATTTTAAAAAACGGAAGGTATAGACAAGATCTGCCGATTTCTTTAGAATACCCATTATATTTTCCTTAGTGCCTCTACTACGCTCTTATTCATATGAATATCCGCGTACTTCGTATTTTCTATATATCGTAAGAAGATTAAAAAAGGCTTTATAACTGGCCAATGTTCATCATCAAGTTTTAATTCCAAGATCCTACAAGCTGGCTCAATACCAAACACATTAAATATAACGATAAGATGATTTAGAATCAATCTATCTGGTAAATCTTTTGCCTGTAGATACTTATTAACTAATCGTTTTACGTAAGTAAACCTTTTCAGATCTTCATAAAAGTCCTCTGAGCTTGCACCCAGAGGATTATGATAATGCTTCGCTGCGAACAGCATAACATTATGTTCGTTTATATTGTCAAAATTCATAATATTCTCATAAGCTATGTTTCAAACTTATTTATGTAATTACTCAGTGAGTGTTTTCAACTCAGCAAGAAGTGCAGTTTTTGATTTTCTACGATCAAGCTCAACTCCATGTTGACGCCCTACAGCTTCTAGTTGAGTCTTAGACATATCATCAAGAGCTACATTGTTTTGTGGTGCTTCGTTTAATTGTTGCACTATAACTTCCTCTACTACAGGCTCAGGGACGTGAGCTGGAGTCGGTGCAGGAGCACTAACTTCAACTCCGTTATATACATCAATATCTTCCTGCGTAAGACGTTGCGATTTAAGTAGTTCACCGGTACGAGGCTCTTGCCAACCATTTGGAGTTGGCACAGCATTCTTCGCCCAGCTTGGTGGTTGAATTGCCATATTATGTTGTTCCTTTCACTGGATTAATAATAGCCTTATCACCCTTCATGTTATCACCATTACGTGCAGCCGCTTTTGGACCAACTCGCCCGGCCGCTGCTGCGTCAGTGTGACCTTTTTCTTCGGTGTCGTTAACTTCTGGTTTATGATCTGCCCGCATTTTCTTTGCAGTAACCGAATCTTTCGAGTCGATCTCTTCAGCAGGTGCGCCCTCTTTACCGTGCGACGCTTTTTCCCACATTTGCATCATAGCATGTCGCATACCTGACTGAACGCCTACGTATGTTTCTTCGATCTGTGTTTCAAGGCTTTCAAGCTCGGTAGACTCTTTAGTAGCTTCTTCCTGGCTTTTATCAGTATCCATTTTCTGAGTAGGCTTAACTTCGACTTCAGACTTCTTATCTTTTTTGCCTTTATTACGCAGGCCTTTAAAGTCTGCAGCATCAATGTCACCATCTTTGTCGTGATCAAGTTTGTGCTGATCTCCGGCTAGTTTCTTTTCAGTGACCGCTTGGAATGCAAGGGCCATGTTTCTTATATCTTGAGTTTTCATTTTTTATCCTTACATAAAAACTTGTGTTGCAATTGCACCTGTGACAGCGATTATCGTGACCCAGAATAATTTATTAATTAGCATAACAGTGTGCGCGTTGTCCTGCACCTGCTTTTCTATATTGTCGAGCTTCTCCGAAAACTTATTCATACGATTCCACGAGTCTTCCCTATAAACATTGTATGCTTCTAGTTTCTCTTCGAATCGGGCTATTTGAATAAGAGCATCTGCCAACTTATCAATCTTTTGTTCTATTCGGTCGAGCCGGGCTTTACCGTCATTACTATCCATATTACTAAACTTCCAATTAAATTAACATTTCCAGCGGCGTAGGCTCATAGCCTTACGTGTGGGTCTACCTTGGTCGTCTTTCATTGGACCTTTATTCCCGCTCATTCTTGCACAGAAGGATTTTCTCCTACCAGCTGCGGCACTACCTGCTTTAACTTTACCAGTCACAGCAGTCTTCAGGTTTCCACCTGTCTTTCTATTGACGGCATCAACACCCTTTTGTGTCATACCGGCACCCTTTTCGGTTGAGATATAGTGGCCTTTGGCATCTTTACCTCGTTCAATAATAAAATGTTTAAAACTAATCATCATCGTTATTTTCTTTACTATTTTCAGAAGTATCACATTCACCACAACAGTCCACTGTCCCGCACTTATCATGAGTCTCGGCCAAAATAGGTACAGGAGTTTCTGTAGTTGTCATTACTGCTTTCCAAACAATCTGTTCGTGTCCATCTTATCCATAGCTTTAGATACACCTTTTACTCTTGCTTTAGCTTTATCAGTATCTCCGGCTCCCGCCTTTTTTGCAGCATCGTCAGCAGCTTTACGTACGTATTGACCCATCTTATAATTTGAAATTTCGCTAACATTATCTTCTTTTGCAGGTACTTTAGCTTTACCAGTCAGTTTATCAACAGCGGTAGACGTACCTTTATTACGATTAACAAATGTCTTAATACCT